ATGTTAGTAATCAGCCAGTTAACTATGTTTTTCTGGCTGATTTTATTGGATTTCCATCCTTAATTTTCACTATATTTTTCATTCGCTTAGCTTTTATTTTGGGGAATGCGATTTTGAAGAAGTGATTACGCAAAACTTCCTTTGAGCTTTAGGATGGCCATCATGCGATAGAGGAAAAATCCTATCGTGCCGACCAAAACTACACAAAAAAACCAGCCGATTATGGCTGGTTATTCTTCAGTGAAGCATGGGGAAATCATTTATATTGCAGGGCAATCATCATCTAATGCACGATTGATGAAGAACGTCACCCTACCCAGCACTTCCACTTCTTCAAGCGCTGATCCCTCAATCGCTTCACCATCATCCGTAATGAGCGCCTTGCCCATGAGTTTTGCAAATTGTGTGTGGCCGTCGCACAAAATTAACAACACATCTCCAGGCGTCTTTTTCGTTGCTGGCTCTATGACCGCAAACCCCATATCAGTTTCGAGCACCCTGCTTTCAGCCCCGATGTTGCACAGGATTGCTGGGGAAAGTTGACGCTCAACATAATCAGCTGCTGGTGATGCGAATCCCATCAGTGCACCCTCCCCATGTTACGCAAGATCCAGTAACGGTTTTCGCTACCGTCTGTCGTTTTATCAGCGAAACCAGGTTGGTTGCGCTCTATCCACTTGTTTGCATCGTCACGGGTAAAGTGCCAGTTAAAACCACGCAACTTTTGTATGAAGCGGTCTGTTCTCAGGTAGCGGTAGCCCTTTGGGTTAAGCTCTATGGCCGCAATAAAGGCGGCCTGAATATCTGAATTTCGGGGCATAATCTGCACTCCCTTTATTGCTGTGTTTATATACAGTAGTTTTAAATGGAATGCAGATCAATTTGGGTTCGCCTATTAATTTTTAAGGCTGAATGACTGCTGGCTGCTCTGTCAGTTCCAGAGAAGCTTCAGAAGATCTTGTATTCCAGATGCTATCCTCTGGCATGTCGAGTCGAACGTCGATCCAGCTGTTGGCCGGAACATCCATAGGAGCCCCCTTTGTTTTGACGATCTCCCCTTCATCGCTCAGCATGTATTTCCGCTTAAACAGGCGGATAGTCAGTCCGCCGCCTTCTGTCTGCTCAGCTTCAACTACACCCAGTTCCCCCATGCCGCCAGGGTCCATTGGTGGCAATAACTGCCAGCCCTCAGAGGCCAGTCCCGCTGAACCAGTCAGGACATAAACACCAACATCCAGTCTTGAAATCTTGATCCCTTCAGCTTCTTCATTGGCAGTTCCACCTCCACACCAGCTGAAACCGTCAGAATCAATGTCCTCACGCTGGCAGTCCTCACGGGATTTTACAATACGGGCGACAGGGGACGCCGCCTTCAAAGTACCATCGCTTGATTTTGTCGTATTACCAGTCGTGTAAGCTTCGTGATAGGCCCATGCGATCCCGCTGTAATATGAAAACCAGGTACGACGTAGAGAGTATGCCTGATGTATTCTGGTTGGCCTGTTGCCCCGATTGAGAATGATGGAAGTTAGTCCTGTATTCGATGTCAGGCCCAACTGAGTCAGACCATCATTTTGATGTGAGGTAAATCCGGTAGGCGTGAACCCGTCCATATTATCGAGGGTTGGACCGTCCCCCTGGATAGCGCCAAGGTTGAATGCGCCTACCTGCATGACGTTTCCTGCGGCTGTTCCAACGTCCTTCGTGGCGCTACTTCCCAAACCGAGGTTTGTGCGAGCGTCAGCGGCATTCGTTGCCCCGGTCCCGCCGTCCGAAACTCCAACCGCCCCATTGCTCCCTTTCTGGACCAGTTTGCCGATCGCCGGAATGGTTACACGAGCGCCGTTGATGGTCACGGTGATGTTCTGGTTTGCTGAGGTAGTGGCGAACGTCTCCCAGGCACCGATATTCTCGTCATACTCGTTGATGAGCTGAGACATGCTCTGCGCAAGGCCGTCGACCGAGAGACTATCAGTAACAAGAATGCCGTACTTCTGGCCGCTCAACGCCGGAGACGCGGCAGGCGTAACCGTCAGTGACGTCGCACTGTTAATGGCGGTGATCTGAAACATCTGTACCGGGTTAGAAAGAACAAACAACGTCTGGCCAACCCGAATCTGGCTGGCTGGCGCCGTCCAGTTCGTGCCGGTGCCGGTGGCTGTATTTCCGTTAATGTCGATGGTGCCAGTGTTATAAAGCATATTTTCTCCAGGCAATAAAAACCCCCGCCGGAGCGAGGGTGCATTTAAAGGGTGATATTTTTCAGACGTACATATTGGGAAGAACGGGAAGATTGAGGGGCGTTACCGTGTCATTACCAAAAATTGCATACCGCTCGCGCCCCAGATATTTCCCACCCTGAACTGAAGCACTGCCGTTCTGTATTTTTATTCCGAACATTCGATACACGTACATGCCATTAACTTCGTGAGCCATCAGCCCGAATCTACCCAGCGGAACATACCCGCTGCCGATGCTCACGGCATTTTTTGAAGGCGTCCAGAGCTGGTTGAGGTAGACGAAAGGCCGCTTTGTCGTTGAAAACGTGCAGGCCCCGGCTGCATTGAAGATGTTGAGCCCGGTGCCCGGCTGAGGCGCCACGCCACTGGCAAAGATGACAATATCTATCGTGCCGGTCGTCGGAGCATCATCGTTGGTGGATGGAGGGCTGAAGAACCTGACCGTGTTGCCATCGAAATCGACGGTGTTAGCGCTATTACAGCGCCCAAAAACGATATATTTGGACTTGTCGTACCCCGCTATCGTGGGAACTGCCCAGCCGCCTGTGGAGACATTGACGGTCCCCTTCCAGATACACTGTCCTGACTGTGTAGCATTGGTTATTGAGGTGAAGTCAGTGCTGTTGCTGATGAGAAGACCCACACCACTACGCTGGCCTGACGGAAATATCTGCCAGAGGCTTCCGGGGAACGTGTACGTGCTTTCTCGTTCGCTGATACTGTTGTCTTTCATCGTTGAGTTCTGCGTGACTCGCGCTCCCGATATGGTAACCGAGTTCATTTTATGAAGCAGCCCTGAATCAAGATAAGCCGTCGCGTGGGGGATAAACAACACCTGCGAACCGGATACATAACCGGAAATATCCGCGTACTTGGCTTTCTGATATCCACTGTCAAAACTTGCTCCAAATGACGGGCATCTCAGCCCCGCCGTTATCTCCATAGGTTTCCCGCCGTCGTTCAGCTCTATCAATAACCCTGTCGGCATATTATCACCATGTCCCAAGTACGATCCGGCCACCACCCGGAATATTGATGGTGACGCCGTTGCCATTAATGACTGTGGTATTACCGGACCCGTTAAATGAAAAATTACCGTTGGTTGCATAAATGGAGCCACGAACGGTCACATTATTGAACGTCGCGTAGCCAGACTTGTTGATGTGCCAGCCAACATTTCCGGTGCCGTCCCATGTTGAAGACTGAATGTAGTTTCCTATTTTGGTATTGCTGATGGTACCGTCCTTGATGAACGTATCCCGGATGAAGGTCTGTCCGTTCTGGATCACAAATGGCAGCGTAACTGTACCGCCAGCCTGAGTCATCACAGCGAAGCGGTCTGCCAGGAAGAGCACCTGCGACTGCATTCCAGATGGCGTATTCTGAACACCAACCCCCATCCCTGCTGCATACTGATTACCATTAGAATCAACAGCGACCTTGATGCTGTACATCGCATTCAGGTCGCCGTTGACGTTCGCAATGGCCTGCGCGTTGGTGGTGATCGCTGAAGTGTGCCCGTTGATGGTCGCCGTAATGCCGTTTATCTGCGTGGCCGTGGCCTGCTGATAATTGGAAAACGTCTGGTTCAGGCTGTTGATGGATGCCTTGTTGCCGTTCACGTCAGTCTGCACACTCAGCAGCGAACGCGCCGTTGCCTCCTTCTCGTTGACGATCACCTCATCAATGCGATCCAGCTGCGCGCTGTTACCGGCGACCGATGCCGACAGCGTTTTGCGCGCGGCCACCTGCGCCAGGTTGCCCTGAATAATCGCGATGGCTGAGTTCTTCACTCCCCCCGCCATGCCGTCCATAGACACACTGATGCTGTCGATTCGCTGGCCCAGCGCGGTATCAGCCGTCGCAACGGTCTGCTCAAGCTCGCTCAGAGAAGAAGACACACCTCCGACCGTGCTCGACAGGTTTGTAACGCTGGTCTGAACCTTCCCGATATCCTGGGCGTTTTTGGCGATTTCCTGCGCCTGTTGCGCCAGTTCATCGTTGGCCTGTTTGATATCGTCAGCCATACCAGCAATTTTTGCATTGCCGTCCACTGCGCTCTCGATCAGGTCTTTGAACGTCTGAGATTCCTTCATGTCCTCCAAAATCACACTGGAGACATCAGAAACATCTATACTTGCCTGCCCGCGCACCCATTCTGTGTACCCTGATTCGTTGCCGCTGCGGTCCACCAGCTGCGCGCGGTACCAGAAAATTTGCCCTGCCTTAAGGCCCATCTGCTGATATTTGCGCTGCGGGTAAGGCACATCGGCCAGCAGCATCGCATCGTCTTCGGTACCGGTCAGGCTGTACTGAATTTCCGTCTTCAGCGTGTCGTCGGTATTCGCCGGGAATCCCCAGCTCAGCTCGATACCGAATACCACATTATCGGAAGCGATGAAGCCGACCAGTTTCGGCGGATTGCCCACTTTACCCGTAAGATTTACTTCTGATGATGTCGCCCATACTGATGAAACGTCGCTGGCGTTCACCGCCCTGACACGGACCAGATAGCGACCCGAGTAGATACCCTGCACTTCAAAGCCGAGAGAAGACGTTCGGGGCACACTAATCCAGTTGCCGCTGTCACGCCGCCATTCCGCCTCGTACGCAACTGCATCCTGAACAGAATCCCAGGCAACACGCATAGTGGTAATCGCAATGTTCTGGTTAACCGTAGAGTAACTGTCTACGACAATATCTCCTGGTGGAGCCTGAACCCCAGGTGGAATGACACTGACTGGCCGCTCGTCAAGTCTTGCGCCGGTATCAACGGCGGAATAGATATCAGGGTTGTAAGTCGTCCCGGTGACTTCGAAAGTGCCATCGTTGTTGTCCCGCGTTCCCGTAACACGGAAAAGCGCTATAAACAGATCGTCAGAGTCCACGCCCCAGTTACATTCAGCCTCCGGCGTTTCGCTGTAGGGTGTGGTGACAGTGACTGTGTTTCCGTTAACGGCCTGGACGGTTCTGGCCTGAGCTGTGCCTGATGGAAGATTCAAAAACAGCCTATTACCGGCTTTCACATCAGCAGCGCGATCGAGGGTTATGTTGCGGCCGTTAACCGCGCTCACCCTGCCGCCGATAGTTCTTCCGGCCAGCTCGTTAGCAGCCACGCCGATCACCTCACCAACAGGGGGAACGTCCATGCCCGTGCTGAAGGTCACCACCTCGCCGATACCGTTGGTAAGCAGCGCCCAGCGCCCCCGCCGGTTTGCCTCTGACTGCCTGGTGCAGCCGATTGCAGTCATTTCGAGCTGACGATAATCGAAGCGCATGGCCAGATCGTTATCGTAAACAGGCTCAGGCGTGTCTTTGTAGTGGTTAGCTGGGTCAGACCAGTTCACCAGCGCGGCAGTGTTTCGGGTGGTTTCACTCGGGTCCGCAAAGGTAAATTTACCCTCAACCACGCTGGCGTGGTTATAGATATGCCACACATCACGGGGCATATCGGCGAGGACATACATCTTATTGTCGCCCCAGTACGTCATACCGCGAAAAATACCTGCCAAATCACGGAGTACGGTCCAGGCGTCATTACGGTCCTGGATATAGACGTTGCAACGAAAACGCGGCTCCGTCCCGCTGCCGCCCTTTCCGTCTGGTACCAGCTGATCGCAATACTGGGCGATGCGATAAAGCTCCCATTTGTCTATCTGTGTCGCGTCGATTCTTTGACCCAGCCCGAAACGCTCGTTCAGAATGATGTCGTAATAAATCCAGGCGGGGTTATCCGTCCATGCCCATTTAAAAACACCTTCCCATGTACCAGAGTAAGTGCGGGTTTCAGGATCGTAGGTATCAGGTACACGGATGATTCGCCCTTTCGGATTGCACACAACCTGAGGAATGCCATTAGGGAACTGCTTTGCGTCAAACTCTACATACAGCAGCGCTGTGTTAACGTAGCGAAGTTTGGCGTCAATAATTTCAGTAACGGCCACAACGCGCATGGTGTCGACGATATTCACGCTCGTGGAATCCGGCGTGATTCTGCGAACCCGCAACTGCCATCCAGTCGAGGCTTTCGGAAGATTGACGCGGTGACTGCGCTCATAAAGCGACGTGGTTTTGTCATCAACAGCACCGTTAACCACCGTTTCATACGGCCCGCCATCGACCGACAGATCGATAGCATACTCGACGCGGGTTCCGACTTTGTCGCCGTTGTTTTTCTGGAGTAAAAGAGTTGGCCATCCCAGGCGAATTCGCAGCGCAGAGAGCTGCGTGTTGGATACCGCGCGCACGTACGGCACAGCCTGTTTCAGCTCATATGAAACCTGAAGTTCGTTTTCAATGCCAGGGAAGCCCTGAATGTAGTCCTGGTCCTGAGTACCGGAACGGAACTCATATTTCACATTATTGAAGTTATAACTTCCGTCGTCGTTCTGAAGAGGCGTGTATGAAGATGAGTCACCAAGAAAAATATTTTTACCGTCAAGCCCGCCGGCGAACTCACCCTCCCCAAGAGCAATCAGCACCTTTGCCCTTGCAATGGACTGAATGCTGTCCGGTGCTTCAACGGGCGTTCGGGTCTGGTTGCTGCCACCTTTACCGCGGCCTTTGATGATTGTCGTCGTCATATCGCGTCCATAAAAAAGCCACCGTCAGGTGGCATGCAGTACGTGTTTTGGTTTATTGCTGATCTTCTGCATAAACCCCGGCGGATATAATTGCGCCGCCAATTTCCCGCTGCCCATAAAGCAGGGGGACGGGATTGCCAGATGCTGTCGTGTTAACGGGACCACCAAACGCATAGGAGGGTTTGTTATCAGGTTCCTGGCGCATTCGCAGACCTGAAACCTGAGGAGAGAGCATCTGCACTACACCGCCAACGGCCATAGAACCAGCTGCGGCATATAGTGCCATTTGTGTGCTTGCTGCCCATCCTATTGGGTTCCACCAGGTGAAGGCCGCAATTGCGGCGGCAGTGACAATTTGAAAGAGGCCCGCCCTTTTACTACCGCGTATGACAGGGATAATTCGGAGCTCATCGCCAGGCCCAAGAAGATCAAACTCTTCCTTGCCTATGTTTATTTGGTTTCGGAAGATGACAAAGTCCAGCCCTTTCGCTCTGGTCTCGCGCAGATAAGCATCAAAGCCGTCAATGGTGTTAGAAAGCGCCCTGAACACTTCGCTGGCCGATGTTAGTGCGCGGTGATGTGTCCTGCCAAATCGCTGAGCCATTGAGCCGCTGAGTTTGATAACGGTTTTTCTTTCCATTACATCAAATCCTTATAACGCAGAATTTTGATGGTACGGTCACGGTAATAGCCACCGTAGGGAATACGCTGGCTTAGCTGGCCATACATGTGATGCAGTAGCATATTGCCATCAAGCAAAATCCCGGCATGGTTCGGGACGGTGGACTGTACCTGCATGATAACCATGTCACCGGGCTGAGCGGGACCGTCGTACTCACGGAAACCGCATTCCTGCCAGTTGTCCATATAGAGGTTTTCACCCTGCTCCCACCAGTGCCGATCTACGCTGTAGTTGGGCAGTTCAATGCCGTGTTCGATGCGGAAATAGTCCATGATGAGAGACCAGCAGTCTGCATGCCCGAGCACAAACTGGCGTCCTGTGAGGGGACGGTCTCCGCGAGGCATGACGGTGCGAATGTCGCCCTCCGGCCACGATGCAATAATCCAGGGCAGTTCCGTGGCATCACACATCAGCATGTCGAGCTCGCTCGGCTGGGTTGTTGCCCCGTCGCCGGGGTGACTGTGGACGATCGCCACCACAGTGCCCTGCTCTTCGGCGGCCGCATAATCCTCAGGATTGAGTTCAAATTGCTCAGTCGGCGACTCAGCATTATTTTTGCAGGGGATGTATTTCTCCACCCGCCCCTTCTGAATAACCACGCCACAGCACTCCTCGGGGAAGGATGTGGCGGCATGCGCCAGAATGGCGCTAACTGTTTTGTCGCGCATGATTATCCTCTCAGAAGTGAAGCGCCGGGGAACCCGCCATAATCCAGCTGTTCATTCTCTCCGAAACGAGGTTTGCAGCCCGTTGACAGCAGTCCGGAGCAAACATCCTGTGACGGATCATCCACCCGGTTGCCGTCTTTATCGAACCAGCCGTTTTGCCCGGCGTAGGTGCAGCCGTTCCCGGTTTTGTACCAGCCCCGCATGCACCACGTGCACATTGGCTGAATTTGCCGGGTCGGAATGAGCTGCCCTCGCAGATCGGCTGGACTGGAAAGCTCAAACTCTACGGTTTCATCGTCTGACCCTGATTTACGGTCGATGTAATAAACCTGTTTGCGCTCCTCGTTGGGATTCGCAGTCGGGTTCCCGCCAGGAAAATTTCTTGCGTCCAGATAGTGGGCGAAGGTGTCATGGATGATCACCTTCGCTTTAGCCATCCCCTGAAATCTTCGGCACAGCGCGCCAATCGTGCCGCTGATGTTTGCAACGGTGAGAGACGGCCGTGAACTCTGGCCGTCACTGCTGACAGATATGCCGGTCAGTTCATACGGCCACGCGCCATACTCCTCCCCCTGCCACCACACCGACTTCGGCTCGAGCTTCGACTCGTCGCCGTCTGCGGCGATGATTTCCGCCTCGGTATACGGGATTGTCTCGTTGTGAAAGCGAAGAATACCGGCGCCGAACGCTGAACCGTCCACCTCAATCAGGCGGACGCGCTTACCCGGTTCCAGTTTCTGGACGTCAGATGAAATGCTCATGGATGGTATGCCTGTGTGAATGTACTGCTGAGGGTGTATTTCTTGTTGCCGTGGGTAGATATCTGGAAGGACTCCGCGCGCCATAAGCCTGAGGGCTCAAGCGGCGGTTTCCAGATAAATGACTTCCACCCGGCATGCCTGCTCAGAAAGCTTTTAATAGCCTGAATATAATCCTCGTCGCCGGTAAAGCTCACGCTCCACTGAGGAGTTACAGGGTTGATACCATCTCCGGCCACCTGCGCATAGCCATCGCCAAACTGCGCTTTTCTGGTACGGAAACTCGTATCAACCTGAGAGGAAACCTTTGGGCACCAGTTGAAGGTTTCGACTGCCATGGTTAAACCCCCTTGATTAAACGCCACAGAGGCGATCCCGGCGTGCTGGCCTGCTCGTTAATGACGCCAGTGATGGCATCCTTCAGCTGCCTGCCGGCTGCACCAGCAGTTCCCTGACTGGCCGCCTGCGGTGATCCGCCCTGAATATTGATATCGCCAAAGTTAACCGAAGGCACACCGCCAGAAACCTGAGGCATCCCGACCGCACGAACGGCAAGATCACCATTAGGTGCCCTCGTGAGTGGCATGATGGCTTCCGGGCCTGCCTCCCCGAAAACACCTGCACCTTTGGCAAAAGCAAAAAGCTGAGGCGTCTGATAAATACCGTTGCTGTAAGCGCTCAGGGAAGGAGAGTCGTAAACATTACCCTTCGCGTTAAAGGTGAAGTTCGCGCCAGCGTTCTGAATTGCAGTACCGCTGCTGGCGGTAGCGGCTGACGAGGCACCAAAACTGAACAGGGAGCCCATTGAACTGACGCCGTTAGCAACAGCCATATTGACCAGAACGTTCTGGATAATCTTCAGCACGCTGACGCCCCAGTCCTTCCAACTGTCAACGTTGCCATTGAGCATGTCGGTAATCGTGGTGACAGCGCCCCCCATAGCCTGCTTCATGCCGTCAGCAGCCATGGAAGAATAATCCGTAGCTTCGTCCACCCAGTTCGCATAACCTTCTGACAACCCCGTCATCCAGTCGTCACGCTGCGCATCAGAAGCTGCGTAATATCCCTCCTGGTCGCGCAGGCGCTCTTCGAGATAGCGCTTATTGAGTGCCAGCCCCTGCTGATAGAACGTCTCGTCGATTTCACCAGCCTGGCGCTGGCGGAGAAGATCGGTATTCTTCTGCTCGAACTCCTTACGCAGGTTGAACTGCTCCTGAAGTCTTTCACGGAACCGGGTGCCCTGCCCGTAACCCAGCAGTTGCGCTTCATTAGCTGCGCGGGCGCTGGCGTTACTGTCGGCAAGGTTGGCTTCGTAATTTCGCAGTTGCTCACGCAATTTAACCTGGTCAATCAGCGCTGCATTCTGCAATACCGTCTTTTTCTGGGCTTCCGTCAGAGAAGCAAGTTCGCCCTGGCTGACCTGATATTTAACCTTCGCCAGTTCAGTATTCTGACCTTGCAGGGCGATCTGCTCTTTTTGCTGCTTGATAAGGCGCTTATACACATCCTCTGTTTTCTCTCCTTCTGTTTTACCGCCCTTCGCCTTGGGTTTGTTGGCCTCATTATTCCGCCATTCAGCCAGACCGTTATTAATCAACTCCTGACGTCCAGTCTGGAATTGTGGATCACTGGTTAACCCCAGGTCATCGGCTGCATAACTCAGCCGCAGGCGCTCTTTGGCCTCCCCCTTCAGGCGTGACAACTCCAGATCCCGGCGGCTCTTTTCGATGGCATCGGTTTGCTTTTTGTCGAGGTCTGCCTGCGGAAGCCTGAGCGGGACGTTAGCGAGCCCTTGCCGAGCCATTAATAGCTGATTTCCCAGCCCCAGTAGGCGGTTTAATTCATCATGCTGCCCATTCATCAACAGGAGAGATTGGTAAGCCCTGTTTTGGTTAGCGGCCTCCTCTCGAATGAGTGTCACCCGCCGATGTTCAAGACCTTCAAGAACTTGCTGAATAGACGCGGATTTTTCCTGCATCTGAGCAAGCCTTTCTTGCTCAACAGATAACTGCTCTGTAGCCGTAGCCAGACCACGCGTAACGGTGTCCAACGATGTCAGGTGATTAATCATGAAACCACCGCTGGTCGTTGGGCCGGGATTACTGATCACTGACTGATAACCAGCTATCTGTTCTTTCAGGCCTTCAATCTTGCTCTTTTGTTCATCTATAAGCCGGTTCTGTTCATTCAATGCAGTGCGAGTTTTCTCTGCATTGTCTGAAGCTTCAGGCAGAGTCATCGCCTTCGACTTTTTGCTGACTTCATCTATTGTGCTGGCGTACTCCTGAGCGGATCGACGAGCCTGTTCCTGGTTTTGATACATCGCATACCAAGCGCCAGCCCCTAACATTACCAAGCCAGGAACTCCGCCGATGAGGCCAAGTGCGCCGCTCATGAGGCGAGTACCAACGGATGTCACGCTGTTGAGGTTATTCTGAGTGGACACTCGATTTGCCAAATTTCTGTCTCTGGTTGCCTCCGCAGATGCCAGTCTTCTTTCAGCAATAGCTTGGGCATCGGCATTTTTTGCAGCCACCAGCCCTGCCTGTGCACGCTCAAGCGCAGTTCTGGCCCTGACTTTTTCCGTAGCGGTGCCAGTTGCAAGAGCAGTAGTCAGCCTTGCTTGAGCTGCTGTAACCTTTGCTTCCGCTGCCGCAATTTTCTCTTGCTGAGCAGCTTGGACATCTGCACTTCGTGAACGCTGAACAGCTTGCTGGGCTCGATAAACTTCAGCCCTTGAAGCTGCAACAGCAGACTGAGCCGCTTTATCCTGCGCAACAGCAAGTGCGACCTCTGACTTAGCCGCAGAAATTAGCGCGCCAGTTGCACTCGTGGCGCTAGTTACCACTCCACTGAGATACCTTGCCAGCCCAACACCAACAAGCGCACCCGCCACTGTTGTGATCGTGGACATATTGTCTGCAACATCACTCAGTGCGCCACTTACTGCCGATGAGGTAAATGAATCAAGCGTTTGGGCAACCCCGTCCAGTCCACCAGATAACGCATCGGTAGCACCTGTAGCCTGGTTGACACCGCCAATCCATGCCATGAACGAGTTTGTGACTTTTTGCAGGGATCCGGAAACTGTTTGCGGCATGCTGGCAAACTCACCCTGTAATGAGCCCAACTGGCTCATTAATGCAGGTACAACCTTATCAATCGTAAGTTGCCCCTGGTCAGCCATGCTCTTCAGGTCTTTTCGGGCCACGCCCATTCCGGCGGCAAGTGCGCGAATAACACGATCACCTGCTTCGTTAACGGCGTTGAATTCTTCACCACGAAGAACGCCTTGTGCGAGCGCCTGGCTGAACTGAGTGATAACAGAACTCGCCTCCTGAGTGTTAGCCCCAGAAAGCTTAAGACCGGTGGAGACAGCTTCTGTAATTTTCAGAACTTCATCAGAGCTATAACCGTACTCGCGCATTGAGGCAGCTGCGCGAGAAAAAAGGTTTGCGTTATCTGAAAATGCCGTGCCGGTTCTTTGGCTGATTTCCATTAACTGACGCTGTGAAGCGGCAAAATCATCAGCGGAAGATGATGCCTGTTTGAGTCGTGCGTTTACGGAGTTCCACTCGTCAGCAATCTGAACAATCTTACCAGTTGCAAAGGCCGCCGTAGCAGCGGCGGCCGCCCTTCCAGCCGATGCAAATCCGGCAGTCAAATCAGATAGCGCCCTTTCGCTCTCTCTGGCAGCAGCAGCGGCCTGCCGACCACCATTTTGCATGGTGCGGTAATAATCCTGCCCCATTCGTGAGGCGCGGGAAATTTCCGTCTGGAAAGATTGAGAATTGGCGGAAATTTTGATTATTAATTCGCGTAAGGTTGCCATTTATCCAAACTCCAGACGTAAAAAAACCGCCGAAGCGGTTTTATTTTTATTGTTTCCAGACCTTTTGCCTGGCTTCTTCAAGGTATTCTTCATCGGTTTTAGCCGGAGGTGATTCGGCCATCAAATCACTGCCACAATGTTTACATTTAATGGCTGCGTTTTTGATTATTTCCGCACAGAACGGACACTTTTTCATACCCTCATTTTCAATTAAGTCTTTTTCTTCAGCTGCCACATCTTTCTTAATTACAAGCGAGTGTACAAAGGCAATAATAAACAGCAATGCACCATAAACCCACCAAGCAAAGAAAGAGCGGCCTTTGCTTTGAGCTATTAAGGCTGGAACTAAGCCTATTACAATTGAAACAAGTAAAATTTCCATTTTCTATCCCCAGAATTATTAGTGGCTAAAATCCTAATGTTTTCTAGGTAAAAAGTCACTGAGTTGCAGCTGTAAGTGCAGCCTCAAGCCCTGCAAACGGGTCTTTTGGTGCTGATTGCTCGTCACCACCCCAGCGCAGGATCGCATCGTCCAGCGGTACTTTTGCCCCCTGTGATCCGTAGATGGCAGAGACGAGCTGGGCGGCCTGAATGTCCCCGCGAATATCGCCAACCGGACTTTGCCTGTCGTACTCAATCCACATCAGAAGCTCGCTTGCCGTCATGTTCTGCCGAAGTTCTGATAGCGTGCGCCCCATCCGGAGCGCAAGCGACATCAGAAACTTTACGCCGGGGGTTGAGACTTTTCCCGCGCTTCGTCCGCGTTGTTGATCAGGTCAAGCGCCTGTTTTAGCAGGCGTGAATGGACGGGGCCGTAGATTTCACGCACCTGCTCTTCTTCATCTACGCTGAATACCGGTTGCTTATCGGTGTCACACAGAACGTCAATGAAGAGCACAACGTCAGCGCAAAGATTACGGTGTGCCTTTTCCGATACTGACACATTTTCATCATCAGCACCCGCTTTCACCACTTCCTGCCAGCGCAGCCAGGCTTCACCTGACGGCTCACGGAGAACCACTTTGACGCCTTCCCACTCAGGAACGGCGACCGTCTTATGACGAAATCCCGACATCTTAGCCAGGGCGAGATTTTTAATATTCTTCATGAGACCTCTCAGGAGCCAGACTCGATGTTTTCAGGCTTACCTTTCAGGCGCAGGGAGAACGTTGCCGCCACTACGCCGTTGGTACCGGAAGACCAGGTGTGCTGGCGGATTTCAGCCAGGAACTTAAAGCCCTTGCCGGACGGGAAGATAACCTGGAAAGCGTAGGTCGTATCGTTGTCATACGCTTCACGCAAGGCGTCCTGCGCCGGATTCTTGTAGAAGTTACCGGATAGAGAGATTTCTGACGGAGAAGGCAGGCCGTTGATGTTCTCCTGCTCGGTAGAGCAAAGCGTTGTTACGTCGATATCCTGCTTCTGACCACCGGTGAACTGAATTTCTTTGATGGTGCAACTCAGATCGAGGAAGTTTGCGGAGTCCATCGTTTCCTTGGTGGCTGGCAGAGAGGAAATAAGGATCTTCGTCAGCTGCGATTTTTCATAAAGTGCAGACATAGCTGTCTCCTGGAAAAAGAAAACCCGCCATCAGGCGGGTTCGTTGGGTGAATTAATTGTCAGGGGGTAACCCTGAAATCGAGGGTCATGCGGTAGAGTCGTCGATGGGGCTCGTATCCGGGGAGCCTGGCGACCTCCGTCGGGTTTAGTGGCCGTAGCGCCACTAGAGCATCTTCCACGAGCGCGCGCGCCTCTTTGATGGAGGTTGAGTAAGCATCTACCTGAATGGAAACCCTGCTCTCTGCCTGGCCACACAGCACGTCAGCGGAAACATCATCGACGATGGAAAAAATAATCCAGGGTGGCGAGACAGACGGCTTTCCGTCACTACCTAATGGTGCAACGTAGGGATATACCCGTCCTTGCGCCAGGGGAGAAAGCAAGGCGTAGATATCATCTTCATTCACTTGCTCAATACCTCATCAATAGCCTGATTCATTCTGGCAATAGCGACGCTGGCGGCCTCTTCCTCGCGCGTATCGTAAGCGGGTCGCACAAAAGGATGCGCAGGCATGTTGGCCGTTCCCAGCTCCACAAAGCGCCAGTAAAAGGCGTTTCTCGGGTTATTCGCCTTCATCGTGTTATCGCTGTTGCCGGTGCGCGGGTTAACGCCACGAATATGGACGCCGGAAGAAATCTCCCCGCGGCGGCGGCTTTTTTGGGTCACCACCACCACGTTTTTTTTCAGTTTCCCGGTGCGCACTGGTGCGCGTGCGATTACTTCTTCCTTAAGCACTTCGGCACCGGCGCGCGTAGCATCACGCAGGACCTTGTTGTTTTCAGCGCGGCTAAGCGCCTCCAGGTCCTTTGCGATATCATTTAACCCAGAAAAATCGAGGCTCGTGTCTATCATTTTTCGATCCCCTGCTTACAAAGAATTTCGAGCTGAATGCCGCGAGAATCAGGTATCGGCGGACCAATGATATTTAAAATGGCCCCCTTGAGCGGGCCAGTCATAACCCTGAGTCTGGACGCAGCAGTTATATCGCTACGAAATCGTGTCCATACCCTGATGGTTGCGACTGCGGTTTCAGCACCAGCGGCTACCAACTCACGCCCACTGATGCCCTTAACTTCTGCCCAGGCTTCTGCACCGTTATGCCACGTTTCAACAGGCTGACCAGAAGGATCACGCGATGTTGTGATGTTCTGAATTACCACCCTATCTCTCAGTCTTCCGGCCTGCATAACTCCTCCTACACTCCGTAAATTCGGTATGGCTGAAGCAGGGCTTCAACTGCAAGCGGGACCTCTGCAACGGTTTGCCCGATGGACACGGATTCCCGGTTTGCATACCAGTGACCGATAAGCAGTAGCATGGCTGCCTTAACATCATCATTGAGCAGTATCGGGTCCGGATCGTCAGCGTAGCCAGGGCTGCTTTCCTTTTCATAGAGCGTTCGCCGTGTCCATGTCTGGACGTACCGGGCCGCTGCACCTGTGTAAATCTCCAGCAGAGCATCATCACCCGTAAAGTCGGTATCAATGCGGCAATGCTGTTTCACCACATTCTGATCAAGCATTTGTTTGCCCCGAAAAAAAGCGGCCCGAAGGCCGCAATAGTTATCAGCTACCCGCGCCGGTGCTGAATGAACCGTACACGAACGCCTCAGGGCGTTTCACAGCCAGCGCCAGACGTTCTTCGCAACGGATGGTGATCATGTTTTTCTCGAAGTCGTCGGCGTTCTCCGTGGAGATAACCACGTTCGCATCTTCGCGGTCGAAGATTTGCGCACCAGCGTTAAATGCACCGGTCAGGAATTTACCCTGGAAGGCTGCCGCTTCCGTTGCAACAACCGGCAGGCCCCACAGAGTCGGACCAGTCAGCGCCGCAGGGTTCGCCAGAATGTAACGACCCAGGCTGTCTTTGGTCAGCTCGATCCGCGCCCAGTCAATGAAGTGAAGAACATGACCAGATGCCGGGAAGCGTGCCAGCTGTGCCTGCAACATTGCCAGTCGCAGATCGTCAATCCCGCTCTGCTGTTCGACAGTGAACGCCGGATTGAACGCTGACGCCTGAGGAACGATGCCGTGCAGATGAACGCCGGTACCATCACCGAAGAGAATTTCCTGCTCTTCTGCATACTTCAGCCCGTAGCGCATTTCGGCATCAACGGTGGACTGCAACTGTGCGAAGTCATCCAGGATCTGCTTTGAGGCTTTGAACAGGTGGGCAATGGTGCTGACGCCAGTGATTTTCGGCGTGAACTCAATTTCGCTGTATGGTTTCTGCGTATTTTCAGGAACCACTTTCGCGTTATTGGTAAAGCCTGTCTGCTGCACCCAGAAAATAGCTGAGGAGGACGTACGGCCTGGAGCAATCAGATCGCGGATGAACAGGCGCTGTTTCGGTGCCGTATCAATACCCGGCAGGCGCTGTGGCTCCACAACACCATCAGGCACATCCACCGAAGTCAGGGCGGCCTTAACCGGGATGCTGATGCGCTTACCGCCTTCCACGCTGGAAGCAAAGGTTTTCAGGGCTTCAGCGGAGATCACCTGGTGGCCAACGGACTCGACAACCTGTTTTGCGTTTGCCAGCGGCATCTGGGCAACATGTTGCTCCAGTTCGCCCATTGCGGCCTTCAGGGTTTTTTCAGCTTCACGCAGCGCATTGAACTCAGAAGCCATTTTATCAACCGCAGCTTTTGTTTCTTCTGACAGCCTGCCTGACTTCTGCGCCTCTTTGAGTGCGTCTTCTGCTTTCGCGTTGAATTTGCCGGTTGCCTCTTCAATGCTGGCAGTGACTTTTTTCAGAATTTCGTTTACTTCAGACATAAAGGGTCCTTATTTGACTAACGCCGCAAGAGCGCTTTCAAGTGAATTGAGGGTTTCAGGTTTGATATCTTCGGCAGCGCCCGGCGTACCGTCGTTGGTGGTGACAGCGCCAGGCATGCCACCGGATAAGGCTTTAATGAGTTTTCTGCGCTCAGAGCGCGGGGTGTTGGTTTTAGCCAGCAGCGCATCAAGTTTGCGAAGCGCGGCCGCGGGTGATTCATCGCCATCACTGACCGCATCAGCAGAAAGCAGGCTGTCTGCCAGTCCCTTCGCCACAGCGTCACTGCCACCGATATAACTCTCGGCATCCATCAGTTTCTGAACAGCTGCCATATCAAGGCCGGAACGCGCCGCGTAGATGTCTGCCATAGCGTTATCGAAGGGATCCAGAGACTGAGCCAGTTCCGCAAAGTCATGGCGGTTACCCATCGCGTAGACCCAGCAGTTGTGGATCATCAGGAAGGCACCACGACCGATCTGAATATCATCCCCGGCCATCGCAATGACTGAGGCGGCGCTGGCGGCAATACCGAGCACTTTCACCGTCACACGGCCTTCGTATTCACGCAGAAGGTTGTAGATTGCCAGGCCTTCGAACATGTCACCGCCAGGGGAGTTGATATTGACCGTCACGTCGGCGCCATTCATCGCCCGTAGCGCACCGGCGATACGTTTGGCTGTTACGCCTTCACCCCAGTAGTCCTGCCCGATCACATCAAAAACAGAAATACTGTTGTCGTCGGTGGCCGCCGCTTTGATCCCGCCATCCCAGCGGTCCAGGGCGGAGGGTAAAGTTTCACAGGTGACTCGCGCGCAGGGGCGACCCGCCGGTGCTGCCGGAAGTTGTTTTTTGCTCATCAGGAAAGTGCTCCTAAGCGGCCTGTTTCAGCGGAGATTGTTCAAAGGAAATATCAGGGAATATGTGGTTATGCAGTTCTCTCAGGGCCAGAGCCTGAACAGCAGGATTGCTGCTTTCGAGATTTTTCAGTTGCGTCAGGTTGAGCTGAACGGTGTAAATGTCACCCCCTTCAATCGGTGGCATATTCTCAAGACGGCGCACGTCATTGCGGGACATCCACCCATTCTGGAGCGCGCTGGTATAGTACGCAGCACGGCCCGCGCTGTCGGCGCGCAGCAGTCCTTCTACAGAGAACTCCGCGAACACCTCATCATCGCTGTCCAGCAGGCACCGCCCTATTTCCTGCTCTATGTTCACCAGCAGGGGGCGCAGGGTATGTGTCAGGAACTGGAGGTTCATGCCCTCCAGACTGGATGCCCAGCTGCTTTGCTTCGTGGTGTGACCGACCATGAAAGGCGGAACGCGAAACCAGCGGCAGATCTCCTCAATGCTAAAGGCGCGGCTTTCCAGCATCTGGGCGTCTTCGGGATTCATGGTGACGCCCTGGTACTTCAATCCGCCTTCAAGCACCATGATTTTCCCGGCGTTTTTTGAACCGGTAAATGCAGCCATGTAGCTGCGAAGTCTTTCACGTTGTTCGTCAGTCAGCGCATTCTCAGCGGAGAGAAAACCTGAACTCTGAAGCCCCTGTTCAAATATCTTCGCAGCAGACTCCTCAACCGCCATTGCAGAACCGATCACATCCCGGCCTGTTTTCATCGGCATCATGCCGCAAACGCCGTCAAGACCGAACCCGCGAATGTGCATGATGTTTTTGACGGGAATGACTCGCTCGTTACCGTTTTCAGTGTATTTGTATTCCAGCGCCCCGGTCGTGAGACGTTTAACCACCATGTTCTGCGGCAGCAAAGGCACCAGCGAAACCAGGCGGTTTGCGATGAATTTCTTCTCAATGAAGGCGTTCCCGCGCAGGCAAATACTGGCGACCACCATCAACATAAATCGTGATGGTGTCATTTCTGAATTGGGTCGGCGGCATAGTATCGAGTAGGCCGGATGATCGGTTGCCGCTTTACGCGAACCGTCAGGCTGTCGAACGTATATTTTCAGCGGAAGTGTTGAAATAGACTCGCTTAACAGCCTTACGCATGCCCACACAGCCGATAGCTGGATGGCCTTATCGGCCGTTACCACCTTTCCGCTGCTGCTGGTACCAAACCATTCCTCCCAGAACGTGCCGGTAGTCAGGCTGATAGGCACACCAAGCCAGTTAAGCAGAGCACTTTTAACCCTGCCTGGCCGTTTGTTTTTTTTCATCAGAAACCTACCATGATGGGATTATTGAAGAATCCGGAGAGATCCTGCTGGTCGTTGCCACCGTTAACCAGAACGCGGCTCATTGCTGTGAACAAGGCCGCAGGGCCATCAATCTTGGCCTCAGGTGTGGACTTATTCGGGAATATGTTCTCGTTCCGGTCCGGTTTGACGGTTACGTTGGACATCATCCAGTTCATCACCGGGTGATCGCTGTGATGGAAGCGGCCACCGTATACCAGCGCTTCGACCTCTTTCATCGCCTCAGAGAAATTGCGAACCGTCTGCGGCACTTCCACCAGCGGCAACCCTTCTTCTGCCAGCGCAAGGCTGAACTGCGTCGCACTCCACGGGTCAAAGCCGATTTCTTTCAGGCTCTCGCCAGCAACCCACAGCTGTAGCTCTTCCTTAATCTGAGCATGGTCGATTACATCCCCGTCGGTAAGGATCAGCTTGTCCATCCCGGCCCACTTACGATAGAGCTCTGCCATCTGGCGTGAACATTTCTCAAGGCGTCCTTCCGGTAGCCAGAATTTGAAATCCGCATGAACGTGGCCATCTGGCGCCCGCCAGACTTTCGCGGCCGCACAGATATCAATTTTGTTTGACAGGTCAACGCCCACCCAGGAGGGATAGGTTTTAAGTTCGTGCAGCGGGGCGATAAACTCGCATTTCTCCCATTTCATCATGTCCATCCAGGCTGACTCAGCGGTAACCCAGATATTCATGTGCTTGGTGAAAAAGTTAATTCTGGCTGAAACCTGCTCTTTCGCCTTTTTAGCCAGGCGGCGCAGGTCATCCCAGCGCTTACAGATACCCAGCCCCGGATTCGCCTTCTGCCAGACCTTTTCATCAAAGGGATCGTCACCTTCATCTAAGGTGTAGATGATGGCAAAAAACGTATCGTCTTTTACCAGTCCACGCAGCACCTTGATGGCGTAATCACGCAATTCGTAGCAGATGCCTTCTTTGTTGAAACCGGCGGTGGTGATACCGAAAAGCAGCGATTGCAGACGTGCGCCGGTTGCCGTCTCCAGAACGTCCCAGACGTCACGGGTTTTGTGAGCATGCAGCTCGTCGACGATGGCACAGTGGATGTTCAGGCCGTCGAGGTTGTTCGCATCTGATGATAAAGGCTCGAATTTGGAGGCCGTTTGCTCCTGGTAGATAGCGAGCTTGTTGAATTCGAAGATCCGCCCAAGCGTGGCTTTCGCCTTCTTGACCATATTCTTCGCATCTTCAAAAACAATTCGTGCCTGGTCACGGGTGGTTGCAGCGGAATAAACCTCCGCACCGCCCTCGCCGTCGGCACCAGCCATATAAAGCCCCACGCCGGAGCAAAGCGTTGATTTGGCATTTTTACGGGCCACCTCAACATCTGCTGTACGGAAGCGCCGAACCATTACTGGACGACCGCTGCCGTCGTTACGCAAAACGGTTTCTCCCGTTTCCTCGTTAACCAGCGGGATCACGAAACCAAAAATATTAATCAGGATGAAAACGTGCCAGTCCATCAGCTCAATAGGCTGGCCTGCCAGCGCGCCTTTGACGTGAGGCACAAAATTATAGAAATTCAGAATGTGTTGCGCGCGCGGCTCACTGAAGAAAATACCGCGCTCTTCGCCGTGTGCCAGATCGTCAAGAAAACGCTGACAGGCAAGGCGCACATACTCACAGGCAATAATTTCCCCCGCCACCACCCTCTCGGCATAGCGGATGCCTTCTGCAACCTTAGCCATTAATCCCTCGCTTTCATAAACTCGGCCAGCGGATCAACCGCATCAGGACCTTTTGCATTGACTTTGGAGCGGCTGGCTGGCGTCATGCCGAACTCACCGAGCATGGCGCGAAGACGTTTCCAGGCATCAGCTTTCATAAAGGCGGCCGGGTGAGCCTTGATCAGCACATCCCCGCTCTGCGTTTCGGTCCGGTAGGTGTAGCCCTCAACTTCAAGCGTGTCGCAGTGATGCCGGTATTCGGTATAAGCCTCAACCAGCAGCTCAAGGGCTCTGGCGTCCAGCTGAGACATCACACCGATAGCATCAAGCTCGTCGGCCATCCGTTTAAACCAGTATTTCCCCTGCTTGTCGAAATGCTTCGGCGTTGGGGGTACCCCTGAAGGGGGTTTTGGTTCGTTCTCATTGATCGGGCGTTTAGATGGGTTACCCCTCACCAAACGTAGATGGGTCGGGGTTTTCGGTGGTCCAGACATAATCGAAAACTCCTATTAATCATCGAATGGGGGACCCCATAAAAAAGTTTTCTAACCTGCGGCGATGTGAAAAGAGGTTAGGCGGCGGTCCTTTAGGGTGATTCCCCTGAGGTTTTTACCCACCCTCCCCCTTTCTCATTTCAAATGAGAAATGATGTCATTTGAGTCTCTCGACCGCTGTCTTCGCTCTGTGGCAGGGCTTGCAGAGGCTTTCGAGGTTGGACAGGTCATCGGTACCCCCATTTGCTTTGGCGATGATGTGGTCCACCGTCTCAGCGGGTGTATACCTTCCATTTCGCAGGCATTCCTGACAAAGGTGTTTATCTCTGCCGAGAACGATTGGGCGCAGCCTGTCCCACTTACTGCCATAGCCTCGCTGATGCCTGCTCTGTCCCCGCTGATGCTGCTGCCAGCCTTCGTTAAGGTGCCTGTGACAATAGCCTGAGCGGTCAGTGGTCGTGCCTGGGCAGCCACGCTTGCGGCATGCTCTCGGTATTAACGCAGGCATCAGGCTAACCTCCACGCCCGGCGGCGTTCTGTACGTGGCGCTGAGTCAGGGTGACGCTCAACCGGTTCGCCGTCAGCATGGTCCACCAGCGAATAACACGGATAGATCACTGAGCCACCCCATGCATCACCCACAGCGTAATCGGCGGGCTTGCTGTTATCCCAGCGGGATAGCACGCGCTGCACATGCTTAGGCGGGACGCTATAGCAAACGCCATGAATGAGTCTCGACAGCGTGATGTAATCAGCGCGTGTCTTATCAGCCACGATTAGCCGCTCAGCAATCTGCATTTGATACTGTGGAGGCCGCCCGGTACCGAGATAAAAGCTCAGCATGTCGTCAGGGAAACGAGCCAGCCAGTCAGTTACCTTTTCGGTGAATCCATGTACCGGCAGCGCGTCATCCTCAATTACGACAACCCGGCATGTTTGTTCTGCTGCCCACTCAAGCGCGCGGCGATGATTCCAGTTCGCGCCGTGGTTATCGTCATCAACCAGCAGATGAGCATGCAGCAGTGCAGCAAGACGTTGTGCAGGCCCTAAGCGGGTATGATGGCCGACCACCACAAACTTAATCTCTTCAGCCACCAGCGAATCTCCAATAAAAAAGCCGCACGATGGCGGCTACTGTCTGAATATCAGGGTGTTGCTCCGCTTTAACCCTGGTTAAGGTAAGCATTCAGCCCGTCAGTGGTGGGACACTGGCGCACTCTGTCGCGGGGGGATAGCTGATTACCTCCGATAAGGAAAATACCCATGAGCTCCATGTCAGAACTGGAAAAAGCAGTTGCAGATTTACAACGTGAATTAAAGATTGAAAAAGCCACCAATAAACTGGTTTTTTCTTTGATTATTGAAGCTGTTAACAAGCTGTCACCAAAACAGAATGTTGGGGACGTTCTGATGGATGTACTGAAGGAGGTTACACCGCCTGAAATTTCATCTGCCCCAGATGCTCACGAAGCGATTAAGAGAGTTGAGAAAATAATTCAGAAGAAGCAATCGCGTTCGTAACTTCCTGAATTAAATCGTCGGCGGCTCGGTGCTGAGCCGCATTCACAATCTGATCGATTACAGTTTTCGCGTGAGTTTCAGCGCGCTGCTTGTAACCTTCAAGAGTAAAGTCTGCTGTAATGTCTTCACGATAAGGTACAGTCAACATGTTTTTCTTATCGAGCTGTACTTTGACTTCACCGCCAATAGCCTCTACCGTTTTACAGTCCAGTCCCTCTGCTGAGGAGTAACCATTAATTTTGAAACTTACAGATTTTTGGGTCGGGAACTCAACCTCATACGAAATCATAAGACCTCCTGTTATTTATGGCGCCACCAGGCATTTTCTTTGCCGATGCCATCAGTTTTAAACACGGTATGCACCAGAGGGCCGGTGACCAGCCTGTCAGCGAATGACTTCGCAACAATGCCGAACGCCAGCATGTCGCCCACCGCGGCGCCAGCCTGTTCTTTCTTCCAGAACCGATAACTTTCTATCCTGTAGTAAAGACGGATGATGCCGTGGGCGAACGCCATAACATCAGCGCGGGTACCACCCAGCAGCCCAGCGTTTAGCATCACATCGTTGCGATGCTCTTCAATGAACTCCTGATAGATGCGCTCCGGATGATTCTGCTTTACCCAGGTATCGGCGTATGTCTTTGGTTCTGAACCGATGTATACCTTCCCTGCCTCCATTTCTCCCCACGGCGCGCGTAGCATTTCGACATCGGTACCATCAGTACACCAGACGAACCGGTATTCAGGGTGATCTCGCAGGTGCTGCCAGATGTGCAACCAGCGACGAAAGTAGACATTCATCTTCACGTCAGGAACGCGACATAGCTCAACATCTGCCGGGGCCGTCAGTAATTCATCCACCAGCGCTATACGACCACACTGGCGAAGTGATGAGGCCCATTTGCTCAGCATGTCAGGCGAGGCCACCATTCTCGTGCCGCGCTGCGGGTCAGGCTGACTGGTGAGCAGCGTTGTGATAACCACGTCGCGCTGCTGGCGGTATTCAACGTAACCAGTAAACCCGGCATCACGCCGTTCGTTGTGGATCTTCACGTTACGTTCCACCAGCGCCTGTCGGTCGGGACGCGGTACCGAACGCTCTACGGCTTCATGCTCATCGAGAGATTGGATCAGTTTTTCTGAACCTACCACATCACCGTAAGCCCATGTCGTCAGGCCAGCGTTATGGATACGTAGCGCGAGGTCACTGTGTTCGTACATGCCGCGACCGTAAACGGGATCGAAACCGCCAACCTTCTCTATGGCGCTGCGGTGGTAGTAAAGCATCACGCCACGCTGTCCGGTATAAGCGATGTGCTTATCATCCCGGTACAGAACCGCCATATCATTCAACTTAGTCGTGCCAGCCAGATCTAGAAACTGGTAAGCCAGGTGTGGCTCGGGTGATTCGATGTATGGCAAGTGCCAGTTATCAGCGATGGGCCAGGCGTCATCGTCCCACAAGAAGAGATGCTCACACCCGGCGTCCATTAGCGCGGTTAAACTGGCGTTCTTCGATGCAACAATGCCGAGTGATGTTTCATGGCGAAGCAGCTGCACGCCGTGTGGCACTACCGCTGCAGGTTTTGAACCATCATCGACAACCACCACCAGCGCGCCGGCGGGAAGATGCTTCATGTGCTGTTCGAGTGCTCGTTTTAATACGTCTGCGCGCTGATGTGTCGAAATGGCAATGCCAATCCGTGACGCTGAAGCGCAGGCAGGCACAAACGGGACACCATCAATAGTGACCTGCATAATTTCTCCATCGGGGTTTATTGACGCTTAATGGTGACTTTCCCGTAAAGCGTCTGTCGCTTCACTTCGCCGTACTCCGCCGTAATGTATCCGCGCTCATCGGTCACGGCGGCAATTACCTCGCCTTTTTCATCATCAGCAGTGAATACGTGCTTAACTTCAACGCCATCGATATAGACTTTATATCGTTCCCGAGCGAGATTAATTTTCCGCCCCGGATCGTCATCCAATACAGTGATACGCATACACCCTCCCGTCAGATTCCACGCGACCGTGCATTCCAGAGGATGCCGCCTGGCTTCAGCGCATTGCGTAGAGCATCGTTTACCACATCGCGCACCGCCAATTGCAGGCCAGCTACTGAAGCTGTTTGCGCATCGATCTTTGCCTGGAGAGATGCGAACAAATCGCTTTCACGCACAGCATCAATGACGGCCTGCTTCGTTTCATCGCCAAGTGCGATATTTATCTTCGTTTTTGTTACGACGGCGTTCTCGATGATGGATGAAGCGGCTTCATGCACCGTATAGCGATCAGCCAGAAACTCAACCTTGCTCTGGTCGCCTTCAACACTAAGGGCCATACCAGCTTCGTGAGGTTTACCTTTGTAGGCGACGTTCATTTTAACGCTATAGCTCTTAGACAATACGGCATCGTCGATCTTTGCATCGGTAACGAACACCTGGCCGTTATTAATAATCAGCACCCCGTTCTTTTCGAAAGACCAGCCATCTTTCAGGACTTTGAATGCATCGCTGTTGCGGATTTCATGGTCCAGCGCCTCTACAATTTCTCCGGCATCGACAGAAGAAACACCTTCGACCCAGTCACCGGCTCGCCAATCTCGTGCTGAGCCATCCTCTGCAATTGGACGCAGGCGCACCTGCACTCGCTCACCAGTTTTGAGCCCGGAAATAAGGTATCCGATAGTTGGCCAGTAGAGGCGTTCTTTCATAAGTCGGCCATCTTCATGAAGGCATTGCAGTTCTAGCACCGCGCAGCCACCTGGCCATTTCCATTCGACGTCCACACCAAAAGGTTTGGGAGTGGTTTTTACGTAAGGGACGACTGAAGGTTCTGACATTTTAATTTTCCTTTTAGACGTGATCCTGTCGCACGGAAAAGCCGCCGAAAGTTAACGGTTTGCCCAGGCTCACAGCTGAAAGACTTTCTTTGATGTGCGCGTGCGATGCACAACAAAAAGGCCGCCTAAGCGACCTTTGATTTTTTAACGAGATCCACCGCCTCCGGGGCGGGAATCAGCAGATCGTCCACCACAGCGAGAACCATCGCTTGCGGTATCTGAGTCATGTTGACAGTTACCTGCATACGCTTGAGTTGTTGCACCCAGAGACATCAGAATAAAAAGAACAGCCAGTACCTTTTTCATTGTGCTTACCATGTGTAGGCCATCATTTGACGGCGCGTTTATCATAGTACTTTTTCTTCATGCACGAAAACCCTCCAACGAGTGACTAAAGAATTTAATGCTCGTGTGAGCCGCTTGATAACTTGTAGCGGGATAGTGCTACTTTTTCTGCGGCTGCGATGAGTGCAAGAAAATTCTTAAAGCGTCCACTTGCGCTTGAAAGCAAAATGACACAGGTCATTATTAATATCCTCTGAGCTGGCTCCTACCAACGCCAGAGGGTGTAGTACCTTAAAACGAAATAAGCCGTATAAGTTGCCTTCCAGTGGAGGGCTATTTTTTTACCATTATCAAGCCCACCAGCAGGTGAGCTTTGTAATGACTACGAATCCACCGCGTTATGCAGTGCTTCCTGACTGGCAATATGCTCGTAACGAGATACCGTCTTTCCATTCTGGTTCATCACGTAGGCGACCTCGCCGGGTTTCAGGAATACATTTTTGTCCATTCCCGATACCGCGATGCTCTGCTGCCCCGGATTGAACCCTACACTCAACCCGCAATGAATCTCTTCACCGCCACCTGGTGACATTACTTTTACTGTTAACATGCTTCTTCTCCTGCTTCTTCTGGGAATAAAAAAGGCCGCCCATTGGCAGCCTTTTGACGTTAGAGATGTTACTTATGAGGTATGACATGGTTTACAGCAGTAGTAACACCCGTTTGATTTTGAATAATGCTTCTTAGCTTCCGTGACAGCTGGACGACATGTGTCGAAGATACCAAGGAAAATGCGATTCTCTGTCGCAGGCATAAATGCGCATCCTGTAACGTGTACCTCGTGGTCGCCGTTTGCCTGAGCATTTTTATTTACGTAATAGAACTGTCCCATTTTTAAAATCCCAGAGTGACGCTGCTTCTTGCAGCACCTGAGATGTTAATAATCTTGTAGCTTCAAAGTTACGATATATCCTTAAACTTTGAGCAAGTTCACTTTAAACACTGCTCACGCTAGTACTCAGTGAATGCCTGCTGTAATGCTTTATAGGTCAGCGTCCCTTCGGCCAACTGATAAAAAACGTAAAACCGATGAATGCGAAAAACAGTCCAGCAGCTCCAGCAATAAGGATTAGAGCCCAAACAAGAATAGTTCCGATGGTTGCAATAACTTGGACCTCGCTTGCTTTGGATTCTGGCAGCTAGCCTGCCACGCTTTGTTATGCGCCAGGATGTCTTTCTTCGTCTGGCGGTCCAGTACATCCCAGTCGTGCGCTGTGCCGTAGATGGGTTTAACCCAGTCGCAAGCCGTGTCCACTACCTCAACCCTTACGGGTCCAGTTGTCCCGCAGCTCGCGATCAACATCGTCGCCAGGCATATGGTTAACAGTCTGCTGTACATCGCTGGCCTCTTTCGTTGTCTCTACCCGGCGTTCTGCTGCTGCGACCGTTGCCGCTGCGTTATCTTCGGTGCGCTGCTGGTCGGCTTTCGCTTCCGCTTTGCTGGTGCCGCGGATATGGCCCAGGCCAAAGGCACCGGCGATAGCGGAAATCACCAGTGTGGCCAGCCCGATAATCGTTTCGATACCCACACTCACCTCACACCAGAACAGATTTCGCCAGGTTAAACAGCGCGCGGCGTTTATCCAGCCCGTTGCGGCCGCCATTGATTAGCAGCGTAACGCGCTCAACATCGCCGGAATGAAGCAGGCAACCGCGGGAGGCATAGAACCATGCGGCTGAGCGCGCGGCGTATTCATCCTTTTCAAGCAGCTCCGGATGGGCGACAAGGTCAAGCTTTAGAGCGTGGCCACAACTGCGATAGTTGCTCAGGCCGGTAATCTGTTTCAGCCCGCGACCGCGATATTTCCAGCCATCACCAGCGACCTGATTTCCCAGGTGTTCTTTACCCCATTCACCACCATATACCAGATTGGCGATCGCTTTCTGGTTTGCTGGTTGCGTTGCCGTTCTGCCAAGTGCGGCGGCCTGCTGCTGTGTGATGCGGTGGCTGCCGAACGTCGGTACCAGGTTTTCTGCCGCGTAATTCAGGTTCTCCACCAGCCGGGTAAATCTGGTGCTTTCATGCCCCATCTGGGCAATAAACATGGCCTGATCAAGCGGTGCGGTGATGCCGTATTCCTTCATAGCGGCGTCGATATGCGGAAACCAGCGCGCAGCTAACCCGGCGCTGATACCAGCCGCCCTCTGAAATTGTGATTGGTTCATTAGTGCCTCAGTGCATCAACCAGGCGCGCTACGTTTCCCCTAGCCCAGAGAACGGCGGCGCATATCAGGACGTTCACCAGCACCACAAACCAGTGGGATTCATGGTACAGGCCGAACAGGTAACGGAAAGGAACGCTGGCGTATACCAGCACCGTGAAATAAGCCATCAGCGATATCAGAGGGCGATGTCTCGCCCCGCCACGCTGGTAGAACATCAGTGCAATAACGATAACAGCAGAGATAATTGCGTTTGCCATCGCACTCGGATCACTTGTTACCATTGCTGGCCCCTCCACCACGTAAACGCGAGAGAATTCCAAACAGGCTACCCAAATCCTGACTGTTGACGAACGTCAGCAGCTTAATAGCAATAGCGGCTACGATTACCGCGCCCAGCGCATCAAGTGGCCTGTCGCTATACCCCGTCCATTTGGAGAAGTAAGAGCCAAGCAGTGGCGCGCCAATGACGCCGAAGATGAAAGAGGTGATGAAGTAGCCCACCAGCTTAAGGCGGCTGATATTAACCGCCGTAGCGACGTAGAACACCGCACCAGCGAATGCGCCAAATACCACACCGTAATCTATGCCAGTTGCCAGGCCGAACATGCTGGCTCCCATCAGACCACCAGCCGCTACCGTAGTGCCAGAAACAGGATCGGACATTTAGCCCCCTCTTATTGCCGTGAGTCCTCTCAGAACGAGGGGAAACAAAAAAGGCCGCCCGGAGGCAGCCCTTAAAATAAAAAACCCGCAGCAGTGGCGGGTTTATGTTTTGATTTGTTGCTCAGTACGCTTTACTGTCCCGAGCCTAGCACAATTTAAGCACTTTCTTGCTCACTCCGCAACTTAAATTTGTCGCTATTTGTGCCGAATGCGTCACAAAGTGGTGCGTAAAGGATCGATTCTGCAAGACTGACCCATGTATCAATGCGACGGCGGCACGTGATGAGGGTCCAGTCGGGGTGTTTTGAATTAAGCTCTTTAGCCATCTGGAGTTTGCTCTTGCGCAGACGATGACTATCAACAATCACGCCATACAACCCTCGGTATTCTTCATTCATAAGCACTGCGGCAATAACGCCGTCAATCTTTAGCCCCTCCTCGTCTGAGCAGAACGCCAGGCCAGTTTTGTTTTTACTGTCGAGAATTTCACGCAGGTATGCTTCCAGCTCGGGTTTGGTTATGCCGGATTTCTTCATGCGGCGCAGCGCATCGTTGATGGCGGATTTGGTTATTTTCCCGGATGCCAGAAGCTGGTTAAACATGTTTCCGCCCGAGCCACCACCGATATAAGACCAGCGGCCCCACATGCGGAGCTTTCCCTGTACCCAGATACTTTCGAGAGTGCGAAGGCGAACCAACTCGCCGGATTTGCCTACTTCTGAAGGATTGATCATTTGCGTCTCCACTTACGCCAGTACGCCTATTGCCAGCGCACGATCTAAAAACCGAAACAGCAGCGTTAACTGGTCGCCGTATTTCGCTTCAAATGCCACGGGATCAGCGTGTAACTCGTCGTGATGCGCTCTGCACAGCGGTATCACAAACAGGTCATGCGCTTTGGTACCCATTCCACCCTGCCCGTGGCCTATCAGGTGGTGGGGGTCATCTGCCGGGTTATTGCAGCAACTGCACTGCTGCGACTTCACCCAGCGGGTGTATTTCTCGTTTTCCCAGCGTCGGCGCTTTGGCCTCAGCATGAAAGATTCCGGCGTTTCAGGATCGACCTTCACCACCACTATCTTTTTTGCCTTCTCCTGAAAGATTTGCGTAGCCGGTAATGACGGGACAATGTCGCTTTCCCTCATCACTGAACTGTGCGGTTCTGGCTTGATTCTGAGTGCTTTACTCGCCACTGATTCAGGAACAAGGTCAGCCAGATCATTACGTACCATCCACCAGCAGAACTCAGGAAGCGAAAGAGTGTGGTCAGCGCTGAAACCTAAATCAATATTCACCCTTTCCAGAAGCCATTTTACCAGGTTCTGCATGGCAATTCCTGCCAGTCTTTCAGTGGTTTGCTCACGTAAATGGTTATCACACGACCAGCAAAGACGAATGCTCCCCGGAGCGTGGCGCATCACCGTAAAGTCACTGGCATGCCAGTCAGTGTGAGGCCACTGACATTCAAATTTTCTCTCCAGCCAGGCATCAAGGCTACTCAATCCACCAGCTTTTTGAATGACCCTCTCGTTAACGAAAATAGCCTGCATATTGGCATCGTCAGTCAGGGGCTGGTGGGCTTCAGGGATTATTCCGGATGGCAGATGCTGGATGGCTTCGGATGGTGGCTCAATAACTACCCTTCCCTGACGGAATAGCCAGAGCAGTTCGGTACCAGGGCGGAACAGAACCACCCCGGACATCGGCGCAATTTCAGGCGTCAGTATGGCTCTCACGCAATTTGCCCCTTAGCGACATGCTCTGCCCAAAGTCCACCTATCCAGCGCACCCCTTTCGCCGTGAAACGAGACTGATTGAACGCGTAGTTGGTCTGGTTGGTGGTCCCGGTCTTAACTTCAAATCGGCCTGCTTCGATGTGTTTACTCTTCGGAGTAAGCACGCGGTTCAGGCGATACATGATGCCATTCTCAATGAGGAACATCGCGAACTCGGGTTCTTTGGCGTTAAGGAGCTTGGCAACCTGCCGAAATGTCATTGACCCGGTGGCTTTGACGTAGCGATCAACAAATTCAGCCTTCGGTGCGGCAATTGCCAGCTCTTCACTCAGACGTTGCTTCTGTTCAGCAAGATCAGCGGCGAGCCGGAGTGCTTCAGGGAGTGATTGGGGAACAACCATCCCGGCCCCGCTCTCCAGTTCCTGCCAGCGATCAACCAGACGGGCAGTAAACTCCGGGCACAGCTGCGCGACGATCACATAGCTGTCTCGCTTGTTAACTTCGTAGTAATGGTAAGTCTGCTGGTTCTGAGGATGGGTGTACTGCATTGCAGCATACCCCCCAATAACGCCGGATTTCATCAGTCGCTCGATGGTTACGCAGACATTGCTGTGACGGGAATCGACCAGCTTCGCAATTTCACGACTGGACATCGTTATCTGCTGACCTATCGCGGCGGCATGGTGCGTAGGACACGTTACGGTGATGTTCATCTGATTCATGCTCTTCTCCACTTATCAGGCGGCTGCACCCGCCAGAGGTTCATGTTTCTTGATGGATATTTCTACACGTCCACCCGGTACCTTCGGCCCCCACTCCACCAGCATTCTCTGCACCTGGCTGTCATCCTCCCAAATGCCAGCATGCGTAAGCGCATCAAACAGAGCCTTGTTGTAGTTGTCGATGTCGCGGCGGCGGGCATCTGGCGGAAAGAGAAGGATCTCCACCGCAGCTGGTGATGATGATGGTTTTGGTAAGCAACGCAGTTGCTCAATGATCGCTGCACATGCCGCGCTCTGGTATGCCCTGCCCTTCTCGCTGATAAGATGGCGGCCTTTTAACGGCCCCTTGTTTGGGGCTCGCCAGTATGTGTTTACGCTCGGTGGGAACGGGAGCACCAGTTTCATAAACTCACGCCCTGTTTTTTCAGCCATTCAACAGCGTTATCTCTGGCCTTGTCTCCGCCGGATAGCAGGTCTTTGATGATCGTCACTGGATCTGCATCCCATTCCGTTTTGACGACGGTAATGCCCCTGGCAGCGCCAGGAGCAACAGTGATGTAACCTTTTTTCTTAAGCGACTTCACGTGCTCTACAGCAGCGTTCGGTGATGCGCAGCCAATTAATCCGGCAAGCTCCAGCATAGTAGGTGGAAAGCCTGCCTTTTCGATATGAACCTTGATAGCTTCAAACACTTCATTCTGACGCGGCGTTAATTCGATCATGACTCGACTCCATAACGCCCGTTCAGGCGTCCGATTACGCTGTTGAACATCACCAGGCTTACGCCCATCGGTTTCACCTTCTCGTGGTATTCCTTTAGGATCGGAGGTACAGCCTCGTTCCAGCTTGGCTTCGGCTTTTTCTTCAGGGCTTTCTTAATGGCATCTGAGCATTGACGGGCAACGTCACGAACCGCATTTTCCTGCTCTGTGGATAGTTTTTTCATGCAGCACGCTCCTGAGGTTTGCCCATTGGAACGGCTACGGCCGGGATAAGCTCAACAGCTGGTGATTCAGATTGATTTCCCCAGTGGTCCCAGCCAGGCGCACCGCAACGGCTGAATAGTTCGATGCGTGGGACGTCACCGTAAAGCTTCTCCAGACGGAAACGCGCCTCTGCTGGCTTCTGGCTGTGCTCACCGAGTGGGCTGTAGATAACCTGCTTGATGCTGGCGCACTTGCGTTCCAGTCCATTTCCCCTGGTGGCGATTAGCAGGTCTTCGGTATTGGCTCGGGTGTAATTCCCGCCGTTCATGCGTGTTTGTACGTTCAGCAGGTCGAGGAAGTCGTAAAAATCCTCCACACGCCCTGCCTGAAGTGCCTTGTTGATATGCTGCTCTGCCAGTGGGTTGAACTTTACCCAGGTAAAGCCCTTCATCGTGCGGACCTTAAAGCCCCACGCTTCTGCCAGCTCGATAGCTTCACGGGTATGGGTTCCGGTAAACCACATAGCCAGAACTGCATCCTCGGCAGCCAGGTCCCAAACCGGCAAGCGCTTCATGTCGATAAGCTTCATCGTGCCGTAATGGTTGGTTGCAGCGCCGTTGCTGATGGTGTTCCCGTATTCCCACGCAGGGTCAGCGTAAATCAGTGAATATTTCATCAGACATTCCTCGCTCGGCCAGCCAGACACCATGCATCAGAGGGTGCTTTCACTTTCGGCGCCATGCTCAGGCAACGCTGACGCTCAATCAGTATCTTCATCCGCTGCTCTTCGTTCTTAGAGCGATTGAAGGCATCCATCAGAACCGTGGCAGCACGCTGGTAGAGACCTTTTTCAAACAGGCCTTGAGCCTTATCCATCATTGTGGTCACAGCAGGATTCAGAGCTTCTTCCTGTTCTGGTACAGCTGGTTTATCAGCCCGGTTGATTTTCAGTGCAGAACGCCCCTCGCCAACCTCCCCGCCCGGTGCTTTGGCAAAATACTGGTAGCACTTGCCGTTATGCTGGCGGGTTGCGCGATTCAGTTTGACCAGATGGCATACACCGCGCTGAACAGCATGAACGTCGTACTGTGGCATTGATGCCGCAATCTCTTTGTTCGTTAAGCCAGGATTAGCGGCGATGAAAATTTGAATATCTTTCAGAAGACTCATGAGTTCGCTCCTCTGAAGCCCGCCGGGACTTTGCTGTAGTCGGTGTTCTTGAAGCTGGATTTGAAGATTCCATCCTCACGCTCCCACTTCCCGTTAACACGCGCTGGCCTTCCGGCATTCGCCCAGTTGGTAGCGGACTTCAGGTAAGCTGGAAACTTCGTTGGCTGGAAAAGTGTCTGCGGGCGCAGGTAGGCCGCCATTGTTAAATCGTCGCTCCACTTGGCGTTGCAGTAGTCCACCACCAGCGACAGATCTTCAACGGTGAAGCCCTCCCCGATTCGGGCGCGAATGTTTTGCAGCGAGGTTGTTGAAACCTGATAGCGGGAGTTAGTCACCTGGTTCAGGTGAACCAAAACCTGTTTAGCCTGATCGGTGATCAACACATCACGGTCTGGTTGCGGCGCAACCGGACAAATAGGTTTATTAGTCTGCTTGTTTAACTCTGTATTAAAGTCTGTATAGAGATAGGATTCCGTACTTTCGCGGCTCCCAAGATTCCTGTCATTAGCGGATTGAGAAACGCAGCTTCGCGGTTTTGATTCCGCATCTTCACGTTTTCCATTACGTACTTTTGCGGAATCGTTATTTTCTGGAAAGATTAATGAGATTAGAGCATCGCCGTCGATGCGATAATGCTTGGTTGGCGTACCATTGACCTTTCGAGAGCAGGTCTCGATCACGCCAGGCAGATACTTGTTTACCAACTTTTTAACCAGCCGCTCTGTCTGGTCTTCAGTTAATTCGCCCGCCTCAGCTCCAAGCTCCTTGTGAGTTTTATAGAACCAGCCGTCTTCATCCCCAAATGCTGACCAGAAAACGAGGTTATTAAGAACTGCTGCCAGCGCATGAGCCTGCTGGTCTTCTTTAAAGAACAGCAGGTACGGCCTGGGAAGAACAATGACGTTCTTCTGGCCTGACATTGACTGGACGATGTCAAAGATTCTGCTCATGGTCGTCCTTTAACTCTGTAAATTTACGCTGGAATTGCTCAAGAGGGCTGAAGCACTCATGATCGTACCCTTCGCGGAGGTATATAACGCGTCGGGTCTCGGGCTCCCATCTGATGACCCGCACCGGGACGCCATAGTGATCTCTGAAACGCCGGTTAAGTTCTCGCATAGCGCTCTCCCCTTCCGACGCCAGACCCCCACAATCGCCATAGCCCTGCTGTGGTTACATGGAACCCAGCGACCTGATACCATCCGCTCATACCGAAACGACGAGGTTCCAACAACGGGAATACCACGTAGTTGCGGGAGACGGTTGTTTACCGTTACACTGTTCATGCGTTAGTTTCTCCACTGATACGACACGCCAAGGGGCCCGGAGCTGCACACTCGCGGGCCTCACCCATTTCTGGGAGGCAATAAACACGGGAAATAAGGTTCAGGAACGTCATGAGAGTGACCCTGAACTGATATGCGATATCGTTAAGACTTTGCCACTCGCTCCGGTCAACTACACCATCTTCAATGTAATGACGGTAAGCGTTGACCAGCTCACCAAGCCTCCCCACCAGCTCGGCCAGCTTCAGGCCAATCTCTTCGTTTTCATCATCAGGCACGGCGCCGGGAACGTGAATTCCGTTATCGGTTTCACGTGAGAACGCGTCAGCGATGTAACTTACGCCAGCGGCGCTCTGAAGCACCATTGCCCAGCCCATCGGAAAGATCTGGTCGCCACCAGCACGAAGGCGGTTAAAGAGTGAATTCTGGGTTTCGTCCAGAATTTCCGCCGCTTCAGCGTATCCTCCTGGCAACGCGGCAATCGTCTTCCTGATTGCGGCCACTAGCCAGGCGGGCTGCTTCTCAACTTTCCATTCAGGTTCTATACCCACGGTTAACCCCTTATCTCTGTGGTTATTTCTGATCGCTTGGCGATGTATTCTTGCCATAACGTTCTGGGTTGAATTCCAGTTCACCAGCAGTTCGATACGCAGCTTCAGCAGCTCGTCCTTTTGGGATTAAGCGTCCTGGGCGGTTACGCCACTGGTAAACGGCCTCACTAGTGATGCCAAAAAATTCGGCAACTTTTTCAGTGCTGCCGAAATGTTGTTCAATCTCGTCGGTTGTCATGAAGCCTCCTTAGCTAAGTTTGATTAGATATTAATAACCAATCTAACTTTGGTCAATAAAAACTAAGATTGCTTAGTCTTTTTTAAATTTGGTGCTTTCATGGAAACGGTTGGTCAGCGCATTAAGGCCCTACGTAGGGTTACAAGAACTTCTCAAAAAGAACTGGGTAAATTCTGCGGTGTTAGTGACGTAGCGGTCGGTTATTGGGAAAAGGATGTGAATATCCCAAACGGTGAATCGCTGGTTAAGCTGGCGAAATTTTTCAATACATCAATAGATTACATTCTTTACGGCACCGAATTTGAAGGTGCCCTCATAACTAAAATGCGGCGTGTGCCAGTGATTTCTTGGGTTCAGGCTGGGCAGTTTACGGAATGTAAAACTGCTGATTTGTTCAGCGATGTCGATAAATGGGTTGAGACATCACTTCGCATTGGAGATAGCTCGTTCGCATTAGAGGTCAAAGGGGATTCAATGACCAATCCAAATGGCCTCCCAACAATACCTGAAGGGGCTACCGTTATTGTTGATCCAGATGTCGAACCCCTTCATGGGAAGATTGTTGTTGCGCGTATTGATGGCACTAACGAAGCGACTGTTAAAAAACTTGTCATTGATGGCCCACAAAAATTTTTAGTCCCACTAAATCCTCGCTACCCCAACATACCGATCAACGGTAACTGCCTTATTATTGGCGTTGTCAAAGGCGTTCAGTACGAAATCTAAGTTCCCTAACTCCTCAAAACACTAAACTAAGAAAAGTTTGGTGTTTACCCTTGACCTAAAAACTAAGTTAAGTTAGATTTTATTCATCAGCAGCGAACATTGTGGGTAGGCAGTATGAGCACAAGCGCAAAAAGAAAGACGATTAAGTTGCCAGCCGGCGAGACCTTTGCGCCTATTAGCAATAAGTGTAAGAGCTGTGGCTATGTCGAATTGACGCTGCATGTAGATTGCAGCGCCTTGAAAGCTCAAACGCAGGTTGTTGAGGCGGTCAGCAAGCGTTACTTGCCATTAATCGAAAAGGTTCCTGGTGAGATTGTCGAAGTAATCATTGGCAAGCTGATCATCGAACTGAGAGCTCTCGTCTTCAGTTACAACGTGACCACAATTTCCACAGACAGCTCCCGCAAAACTGTCAGAACCTTCAGGTATCGCGGTGCTATCGAAGAGTTCGCCACTGCATTCTGGGCAAGAGAACTTAACTTCGTCCATTTGTAATATCCTTCTTGGTTGTGTGAGAACTCCAAGAATACCACCGAGCCTGATGTGGTGAAAAGACAGGCAGCAGTTGCAGTACGGCATATGGCACATGTGCCGCAGCGGTCCGGGGATTCATTAGGCAGTATCCAGATCCAGCGGGTAGCCGGAATGTGCAAGCCAGGCAAGTACGACAGCCAGAGACGTTTCACCAGCGTGGCGATCAGGTGACAGCCAAGACGATATCTGAGTGGCTTTAAAAACAGATGGGAGCCGGTGGAATCCCGGCACACAACATGAAAGCGCACTCCATCAACTATCGGTTGTGGATGGCAGGTAAGTAAACGAACGGAGTGCGCTTCCAGTTGTGTTAACCGTAGTAGCTGTACCAGATGCTGTGTGTAGTCTTGGCGGTGGCAGTGCTTTGTTTGTTTTCCTTGCTGACCACCGCATTTTTTCACAACTGAAAGCGCGTTCAGCGTTCAACTTGAGAGGCCGTAGTCGTTAAATCAACTCAGGAGAACGCGCTTCCAATTGTGGAGAAGCTAACTGGCGGTGGCAGCCGCCCGTTTCACTAAGTGCCCTGGTTGGGTGCTTACTAAAACGAACCCCCTTAATTTTTTGTCGCCAACCGGCGAGGGATTCGTGCAACCAAAATTCAGCGCTGTGCAGAGCGCTCATAACACGGAGAAACTATCCATGACGAACACACAGAACGTCACCGAGTTACAACCACGTATGACCCGGGAGCAGCTGATCGACGCAGCGCGTAAGGCAGCCCCTCTCCTTCCGCCAGCTTATCGCGGCATTATGACCGAACTGGCTAACCGCCTGGACTATACCAGCGTCGCGCTTTGTGAGGCGATGGCTCAGCGTAAGGAACTGGCTGTTCAGAACGCTACCTTGCGTGAAGATGTCGCAAGCTGGGCCAAAGAGTGTGACCGCATTGTTGAACGCCACACGAAGATCAGAACCAATATGCATTTACTGGAAGCCCAGCGAGAACTGCGTGAGTTGTCTACCGTCGTCATTTCCCAAAATAACGAGGTGGCTTTCTAATGGCTAACTCATTCAAGCAAATGACACGTGACGGGACCATCAAGCGCACCGACACCGGGATGTTTATCAGCCTTGATCAAATCCATGTGCGGGAAGGTTTCAACAAACGCGAAGATGATGAACGTACCCGCCAGGCAGATGATGACCTCTTCAACTACCTGATGAACGGTGGTTCTGTTCCTCCACTGGAAGTTATCGCCCGCGATGAAGGTGGAGTGTGGGTTGTTGAAGGCCACCGTCGGCGTCGCTGCTATGCGCGCTGTGCAGAAGCTGGTAAGCCAGTAGACCGCATCCATATCATGCCGTTCAACGGTAGCGATGTTCAGCGCCTGGCGCGCATCATGACCAGTAACAACCAGCTCCCGCTATCCGATATGGAACAGGCAGCTGTTATTCAGGAGCTTCATAACGCCTTCAACCAGACCACCAGCGAGATAGCAAAACTGGTCAACAAGTCTGTCCCTACTGTCGAAAAGCTTCTGCTTCTTAGCACAGCCAATCACGACGTTCAGAAAGAAGTTAAGTCCGGGACCGTGTCTGTAGATGTGGCCGTTGACCGAGTAAAAGAGTTTGGCGAAAAGGCCGGTGAGGTTCTTCAGAAGGATAAAGCTTCTGCTGCTGCCAAAGGTAAGAAGAAAGTCACCCGCAGCGTTATAGCGCCAGAAATTAGCATTAAGAAAGCGCGTCGCTTTGTAGAGCTGATCAGCCTGGCGGGTATAAGCGACACAGGTGTTATCTATCTCGAAGGATTGGTCCATGCAGAAGTCGTGGAAATCATCGACGAGCACAAAGCTATCGCCGTTCAGCGTCATGGAGCAGCATCATGATTACCGAAAAAGAAAACGTTTTTTATTGTGACTGCGGATTCTCCTTTGAGAGGGGGCGCAGCGGTGCGCATAGCTGTGAAACTGGTTTGCGTAAGAAACTTGCCGAGTCGGAAGCCCAGCTCGCTGCGCTGGCTGCGGAAAATGCGGGGCTTAAGGCTGCAAAAGAGATTATTCGGCACCTTAACGTTAACCGCGAAGAAGCGAATTTTTGCGGTATTGATGATTGTTACATCGACGAAGCAGTGGTAGCGATGATTACCCCGGCCACCGACGCCTTCCTGGCTGAAGTGCGGGCGCAGGGTGTGGAAATGTTTGCAAACGAGCTTGGTAACGTTCATAAGCAGCTACGGTCCGGCAGTAATCATGCTCATGCCATTAAGTCTGCTGTATTTCGGGCTGTTGATTTCGCCGCCCAGCTTCGCAAAGGAGTGCAGTCATGAGCAACATCGACAAACAGGCCGTGCAAGCAGTCGCCGATTTGAAAGCTGGTTACACCCTCGGGCACGCTGACGTTGAAATCATACAGCAGATGGCTCTTGACGCGGTGACGCTGCTGGATGAGCTGGAAGCCGCAGAGAAGCGGATTGCTGACCTGGAGGAGCCAGTACTTTCAAAGGCCGCCGCCGATGTACTTGCGGAGAGACAGCGGCAGCAGTCAGTTGAGGGATGGACTCCTGAACATGATGACCAGTATGAAGATGGTGAACTGGTTGATGCCGCTGCTTGTTATGCACAAGATTCAAGCCTTTGGGACTGCGCTGGAGAGCCTCCATGCGATTGGCCGTGGCCCGATGAATGGTGGAAACCTACAAACGACATGCGCAGAAACCTGATTAAAGCGGGGGCGCTGATTCTGGCAGAAATAGAACGGCGTGATCGCGCCGCTGGCACCGGTAAAGGAGAGTGAGCATGTCAGTTGAACTCGAAGATAAACGCCGTAGTGGGCAACGTATTCCCGGCCTCGGACTCGCTAATGGGACGTGGTTTGCAGTTCTGGATATTCCAGGCATGGGAAAGCTTATCAACAATCAGCATACCAATGACCCGCTTGATGTGACGCCAGCCAAAGCGAAAAAGATGGCAAAGATTGTCGAGGCATGGACACCACCGGATGGTTGGTCTGGCAGCGAGCAAGAAAAAATGAAGAGTTATATCGTCGAATTTCTTCGCTGTTGCAACGGTTTTAGGAGCTACTAACCCATGACATTAACCAAAGAATGGCTCCTGAAGACCATAACGGAGCTTGAAGAAGAGAGCGATGCGACGACAGGCGCAGTAAACGAAGACGCGACCATGGCGCTTGAGGCGATGAAGATTGCTCTGGCATCGCTGCTTTATGGTAAAGCAGAACAAACAAACTACCGCGCTATCGTTGAGCGGATAGCTGAAATAATTCATGGCAAAGTGACTGATATCGATCTGCTTACGGTAACAGTTAAGAGCATGAAGGATAAATTGCAGAATTAAACACCGGGTGCAGCCGGTTAAGTGGAGAGAAACGCATGGGGCAGTTAGTAACACTTCATGAGTGGGCATCTGGTCCTAATGGATTCAAATATCCATTAAGCAACTCAGCATTAAACAAAATAGCAAAGACCAAGCAAACTTATCCGCCAGCCTTAAAGCAAGGTCGACGCTGGGTTATAGATGAAGATGCTCGTTTTGTTGGCATGGTTGGCAGTGTTGATATTTCTTCATCATTATCAGACAAGGCCCGCCAGTTAGTGGAGAAAGCAATAAATGGCAGCTCGCCCCAGAAAACATAATGTCAAAATACCCAACCTTTACTGTAAATTAGATAAGCGTACTTCAAAAATATATTGGCAATATCGCCACCCTGTAACAGGTTCATTTATTGGATTCGGAACAGATGATGAAGCGGCTAAAGCTGCTGCAATCGAGATGAACCGTATAACCGCAGAACAAGAAACTCAGCAATCATATGCTCTGATTGATATGGCAATGAAGAACTCAGGCAAAAAGGATCAGGGCATACGTGTTTCTGAGTGGATTAAAAAATACATCGAAATTCAGATGGATAGGTTGCGTGACGGTGAGATAAAAAAACCTACTGTAAAATCCAGACGATTATGTTCTCAGATCCTCGCAGACAGAGTTCCAAACCTTCGACTGAAAGATGTAGATACAAGACTCATTGCAAAAATTATTGATGAGTATAAGGCAGAGGGAAAGCACAGAATGGGCCAACTGATAAGAAGCGTACTAAACGACGTGTTCAAAGAGGCGCAGCATGCTGGCGAGGTTGATCCTGGCTACAACCCAGCCTTGGCTGTAAAAAATCCAATAGCCAAAGTGAAACGAAGCAGACTTAGCATTGAACAATGGAAGCTGATTTTTGAAAGCGCAGGTTCTTTGCCGCCTTGCGCTCAAAATTCTATGCTTTTGGCTTTGGTAACCGGGCAAAGGATAGGTGACATAGTCGAAATGAAGTTTAGTGATATTTGGGATAACCACCTTCATGTTACCCAAAATAAAACCGGAATGAAGTTAGCTATCCCCTTAAATTTAAGGTGCGATGCAATCGGATTGACTCTGGCTGATGTTATCCGTAAGTGTCGCGATAGAGTAGTGAGTCCTTATCTGATACATCACGTTAAGCATCACGCTTACGGTAAAGCGGGATCTCACGTTCCCGAAAAAACAATATCAAGATATTTTAAGGAGGCGAGAGATAAAGCAAATATTGCCTGGCCTAAGGATTGCACTGCCCTCCCGCCGTTTCATGAACAGCGCTCGCTTTCATCAAGAACATACAAAGCTCAGGGTATAGATGTCAAAACTCTTTTAGGGCATAAAACCGAAGCAATGAGCGTAATGTATGGAGATGACCGTGGTCTAGAATGGAAAAAAGTTGTGATTTAGACAGGGAGTTTTGGGGAGGGATTTTGGGGATATTTTGGGGAGGGATTTTTATTGATTAGATTCAGTCACTTAAATTTTAGCGAATTGCTCCAGAAACAGTCGTCCACCAGCAACGCATGACCCAACAGCCAGCGCACCCGCTGGCTGTTTTCTTTCAGCCCTCTCCGTCCCGTGCTAATGTAGCAAGCTACGTATTGGCAAATCACAGGTGAAATCGTTATGTCTGATGACGTGATCGGGACGACGACCCATCAGCGGCTAATCAGCTTATTAACCGAGCAGGAGGCGCGCTTTCGCGTGGTGGCGCATGAGGCCGTTGGGAAATGCGAAGCGGTCAGTGAAATTCGCGGGACCGATCTCCGACAGGGTGCAAAAGCACTGGTCTGCAAGGTAAAAGGCAACGGTGTTAAGAAACATATTCTGGCAATCCTCGCCGCCGATCGGCAGGCCGATCTGAGCCTGCTGGCCAGTCATTTCGGTGGGCTAAAGGCCTCGCTCGCCAGTCCGGCTGAAGTGGATGCGCTTACCGGCTGCGTTTTCGGCGCCATTCCCCCCTTCAGCTTTCATCCGGATCTGACGCTGGTCGCCGATCCGCTGCTGTTTGAGCGCTTCGATGAGATCGCCTTTAACGCCGGCCTGCTGGAAAAGTCGGTGATTATGGACACCCAAGACTATCTGCGTATCGCCCGTCCTGAACTGGTGACGTTCCGTAAACAATAAATACTGCGGCTGGCTAACGGTCAGCCGTTTTCCAGCAGCAGCACGGAAGCAATCAAAATAATCGCGATAATAAAAAACGATGAGGAGATAATCAGCGTTTCGACAAACATAGGATCGTTCAT